CCGGAGAATACTGCACTTCTTAAGGCTGGTAACATTCTTTGGAAGAGTGACGATGAAGAAGCCGGTATTATAGAGCATTTAGAACTGTCCCAAACCGACAGTGAGATCATCACAGCTACTGGACGCTTTGCTACCTCTTTCCTGGCCCGACGGATTATCTGGGAGACGGAGTCTCTCACAGGTGACCTGTCATCTTGTGTGGAACAGCTTCTTAATAAGAACCTTATTAATCCTTCCGATCCAGCACGGCAAATTACGGGCATTTCATTCTCATCGCCGTTACTTGACGTGCAAATCAATACACAGATATCGTATCGCAACCTGATGGAAGCGGTTATGGAACTCTGTGACGCTTCGGGTATCGGAATTAAGACTGTATTTACACCAGCCCAGGGGACATTTACGGTAACGCTGTACAAAGGCACAGCTTCTCAAGCAGTGTTCTCTAAGGAATACGAGAATCTGACAGAGCAGACATACACAGAAAGTGCTGCGGATTATGCCAACACTGCACTTGTCGGTGGCGAGGGAGAGGGGTCTGAACGCACATTCGTCGCTATTACTGGCGGTTCTGGTGAGGCTCGCCGTGAGATATTTGTTGATGCCAAAGACCTGCGAAAGGATGATTTCGGTACAGAATACACAGAGGCATTGACCTTCCGAGGGCAAAGCAGGCTAAGTGAATTGGCCATACGATATTCCTTTGATGTGTCTGTCAATCCACACGGTAACCTTGTCTATAAAACGGATTTTGACTTGGGCCAGACTGTCAAAGTAATCTCAAAGCCTTGGGGCGTGTCAATGTCAACCCGGATCATGGAAATCGAGGAAACATACGATGCAACTGGCTTAAGCATCGGTGTGACGTTCGGAAAGTCGGTGCTTTCCATTGCACAGAAGCTGAACTCTGATATGAGCCAGGTTAAAACAGCCCTGCAAGCTCCGTCAGGAATATCCGAGGTGGTAGAAGTCCTAGGTGACTTAGAGGATGTAAATCCGAAGATTCAAGGAGACACCGTTACAGATACAATTAACAATCTATTCGGTAAACTTCCTGCTCTTGAGGTAAATGTAGGTGAAGGAACAATATCTATCGGGCAGTATGCCATGCACCATATGGTTCCCGGAGATACCATTTATTTCACCTCATGGAGCGGAAATAAGTTCAGCGACCAGCCTAGTGATGATGGGCATGTCTTTTTAGTGAAGCATAATGGCGATAACACAGGAAATGGATACCAGCGGGCTATGGGCTTTTTCATTAGCAGGAACACCATGACGTTTTATGTAATATCGGTTTTCCTGTTTAACAATCCATCTGGCCAGGCTAACTGGTTGAGTTTTCCCCTTGGTAATCTTACGGATATTGCAGCCGCAGTACGAGGAAGCACCTTTGCAGCAAGTATCAATAATGTTTACAATGCGCCTGTATCAGGTGCGAGAATTGCAAACGGAGCTGTCACTACCGAAAAAATGGCTCAGGAAGCTGATACATCCCTCACTTACTCACTTGGTAGTGGCGTGAGCATGGGCTATAATATGTCATTTGTAAACAAGGGTGTTGTTTCTATCGGGATGCAGATTAACGTAGGGGCTTCGGGAGTTCCCTCCGGTGGAACGATTCTAACAATGACAAACCCGAACTTTTACCCCTACTCGACTGTACGTTCTGTTGCTACTACGGTCGGGGGCAGTGGTACTAGTATGCCGATTACGATTAACGCAGATGGTGTGGTGGCGAATGCCGCCGCTTCTACACTGCCTACAGGGTTTTACCTTATATCTTGCTCTTACGCGAGAGCTTAACAGGAGGAAATCAGTATGGAGAAAAGCGGTTTCTTTAACTCATCTGACGGAGACAGGGTATATGACGCGACAGATTTTGCAGCGTATTTTGGGAGCCTTGTATCCAATGGGATTTTTTATACTACTCCTACAAACTTGCAGGTATCGCCCGGTACCGGTTTAGCGGTGAGCGTGGCAGCAGGAAGTGCATGGATTAATGGTTATCGGTATGAAAATACCGATGCTTTGAATATTCCACTTGCTACTGCAAACGGTAGCAATCCTCGTATTGACAGGATTGTGGTTCGACTAAGCATGATTAACCGGAGTATTCAGCTAGCTGCTGTTACCGGAACTCCTGCCGTTACGCCAACTGCACCGGCGCTCACAAGGACAACTGATGTATATGAGCTTTGTATTGCAGACGTTTTAGTGCCTGCAGCTGCAACATCTATAGCTGCGAACAATATCACGGATACACGGTTGAATACGAATCTGTGTGGCTTGGTGAATTCCCTTGTATCAGCGGTATATGAGTGAGGTGAATTCTTATGGCAACTTATCAAGCCATTAACGCATGTACATGGAGAAACGGGAGCTGGATTCCAGGAGTTACGCCAAATGTAAGACAAGGAGTATATACACCAGCCAACAACTATGAGAATGTCGGTGTCATGGTTTTTGATCTCACCAGTATTAGGAATACCTATGCCGGATATTATCCCACATCTGCCAGTCTTCACTTAAATCGTGTGGCAGCAGGTGATTGGGGTTCTGCCAGAACCATGACGCTTTATGCAGGAAATCAATATGTAATTCCAGCCGTTGGATCGAGTACAAATGTATCTGCAAGTAGACCTGTAAAGGTAACGGCTGGATATAATTACACTATTTCAGCTGGACAAGGTGCAAAAGATATTGCTATTTCCACTGCCCTGATAGACTCTATCGGTAGCGGAGCCAGCAACTGTTTGTTTATTGATTGCGGCTCGAGTACCGTTAATTATATGGGCTTTACAGGCAGGGATGATTTAAGCCAGATTGTACTGACCATCAACTGGGCAAGCCGAACGACTGCCTGTGGGGCGCCAACCTCCTGTTCAGTAAGCAGCACTCTCTCTGAAGGTGGTATCACCCTGTCATGGAGCGGAGCAAAAAGTGGAACGAACAATGCAATTACGGGTTACGAAATCCAATATAGCGAATCGACGGACAATGCCACATGGGGTGAGTGGATACCACTTACTGTTGTTTCTACGTCTGCCACCAGCGGAAGTGTGGCAACTTCACCGTCATCCACAAGAGGAAATTACCGTAGATTCCAGGTGCGGACACGTGGTGCGGCAGGAGCAAGTTATTACTCTGGCTGGAAGGTATCAACGAATTCTGTCAGAAGAAATACGGTACCAAACCCACCCACCACTGCAGTTGCTTCACCTTCACACTACAGTAATGAGACCGTTACGCTCATATGGAGCGGGGCCTCTGGCGGAACCAGTGCCATCAAGGGATATCAGATTGCCAGTAGGACATCCACGGATAACAGTACATGGAGCTCATGGAATGTTCTAACCACCCTAACCTTAGCTTCAAGTGGTGGCAGTTACACTCCCGATGTATCAAGAACACCAGGCACATATACTCAATTTGGTATATGGACGATAGATAATCTCGATGTTTTCTCATCAGAGAAGATTAGTAACAGCATCTATTGCGATATTACTGCCTGTGCAGCGCCAACCTCTTGCACAGTGAGTGCAACAGTAGCGGAAGGAAATGTAACTTTGTCATGGAGTGGTGCAGCCAGCGGAGCGGGCAATGCCATTACATCCTATGAAATACAATACAGTGACTCGGTCGATAACAGCACATGGGGCGAGTGGATGGCTTTAACTACAGTGAATACATCTGCTACAAGCGGTAGTTTGAGCGTCAGCCCACCTGCCACACGTGGCAATTATCGCCGATTCCGGATAAGGACTCGCGGGACAGCCGGTGAGAGCTTTTATTCCGAGTGGAAGGTAACGAGCAACAGTGTACGTAAAAACACACTGCCTATGCCGCCTTCATCCTTTACCGCTTCCCCTGCCATTTATGAAATCAACACTGTAACACTCTCATGGAGCGGTACGGTACCAGGAACCAGTGCCATAAAGCAATATGTCATACAGAGATCTACCTCTGCGGGTGGTACAAACTGGTCTCCTTTTGAGGCTTTGGCGATTGTTACTTCAAGCGCGACCTCCGGGACTTACGAGACAAATGCATCTTCGATAGCTGGAATGTATACTCGATACCGAATTGGTGTAACGGATGTATTAGATGCAGTTTCTGCTTATGTACTTAGCAATGCGGTAAAGAAAAATAGTCCACCTGCCGCACCAGTAATCAGCTGCCCGATGTCCGGCAGTTCGACTTATAACACTAAACCGCGCTTTATGATTACTACGGGCAACGAGCCGGATGGTCAGCTGCAGATTGTGGAAGTAAGGATTGACTCCGGTGATTGGCATAATAGTGTTGACAACCCTGAATTTTTCTCCGTTGGTGGTTATCTGGGAAATGGTGTCAAAACAATATACCAGGCAGCAACACTGGCTGCCGGGAATCATACCGTTACTTTCAGATGTCGAGACAGTGATATTGAGTCAGCAAGTTCGGAGGTTACCCGTACATTTACGATACTGCCATCAGCTTTTGAGGAGATTACCGCAAACCTGACACATGTGAAAGCAGCACATATTCAGACCCTCAGAACTGCCGTGAACACAGTGCGCAATTACCACTGCCTGACACCGATAAACTGGAGCGAGGAAATCATTGTTGGAAAGACCACTGTCAAGAATTGGCCATTCCATATTCTTGAGCTTCGAAGGGCTATTGAGTCAGTTGTTACAATGATTAACGGTTTCGATAATTCATCGACTTTTGATATCCCGCCTGTCACATGGCTGCCCATTGGAACCGGACGCCCGAGAGCGGATGTGATGAACCAGCTCCATGACTTGCTATTGACTCTATAAACCATTATTTTTACAAGCACTCTCACAACAAATGGGAGTGCTTTTCTATATACAAATTTAGATTGGAGGTATTGATCATGAAAACGATATGGGCTTGGATTCAGACAGCGCTCACAGTTATTGGAGGCTTCCTTGGCTGGTTCCTGGGTGGACTGGACGGCTTTCTTTACGCGCTTATCGCCTTTGTTGCCATTGATTACCTGACAGGAGTGATCTGCGCAATTATTGATAGAAAGCTGTCAAGCGAAATTGGGGCAAAAGGTATCTTTAAAAAGGTACTCATCTTTGTGCTGGTGGGTATCGCTCACATTTTAGACACTCAGATATTAGGAAGTCAGAACGGAGGTGCCCTGCGAACGGCGATAATTTTCTTCTATTTAAGTAATGAGGGTATTTCTATCCTTGAAAACGCAGGACACATTGGACTACCCATCCCTGAAAAGCTCAAAGCTGTCCTTAAGCAGCTTCACGGGCATGATGAGGAGCCACCATCGGATGGTGATGGAACATGATTGACTTAACAAAAGTTGCAACAGTGTTTATCGGACGGCGCGGTGAGCATCATTACCGCAAAATTGAGTTTGATGTCTCAAGCCTGCTTGGTGATGAATATCCAGGTACGGCCTTAAACGCAATATACAAAAGGCCAGATGGAATTGCTTATCCTGTTGTCACAAGCTATTCTGATGGTGTTTTGACATGGTCTCCCAACTCTGCTGATACAGAGATTGTTGGTGTAGGACGGCTTGAGATAAGGGTAGTACAAGGTGAAGTGGTCGGGAAAAGTGTGCGAATACTCACTATCGTTGAGGAGGCTCTTGCTGATGGTATAGTCGAGCCACCGGAGCCACCCGCGCAGGAGTGGTTAAATCAGGTTTTGTCGGCCTTAGCTGCACTCGATGTTGATGAAACAAACAGCCTACTGAATCTTATATACGACTTACTAAATAGTAACTATGCGCTACTAAATACAACGCACAATCTTTTAGTCAGTGCCACATCACAGATCGGTGATACCTACAATCTACTTGGAGATATGCAAAATACGCTATACCAAAGAACAGGGATTCTACTCAATCATTGGCACCCGGTGGAAACGGCTACTGCCCCAGATATGGCAAGTCGCAGAGCGGCCATTACATTTTCAAGCATAGCATCTGGCAACAATCTTGTACTTGGCCCGGTAACATATACTTTCGTTACAGCTTTGGGTAGCCCGACTGATAACAATGTCCAGGTGCTTATACAAGACAATCTACGTGACACCGTAAAGAAACTTGCTGAAGCCATTAGAGGTGTCCAAGATGATGCAAACATTGCCTACGGCACAGGGACAGATCCCCATCCATCTTGTACTGCTTATTGGACGAGTCAGAGGTTTTCTGTAGGTGATACAACCATAGCTCCTGGTGAGAGCCTGTTTTTGCTTGAAAAAGCTGAGGATGTGACCACTGCTTTGACACTGACTTCAACTGCAGCAGCGAGCATCATTGCTTTTACCCGTGCTCCACATGTGAGATACATTCTGTCAGGGAACGTCTCTGGTGCGGGTGGTACCAACAGTGTCAGAGGGCCTTTACACACGATACTGCCTATTGGGAGTGTAGTTATTGGAGGACAAGGTGGAACGCTTTCACCGACTAGATATGACTGCCATTTGATAACCCTTTGCCGACAATCGGATACAAGCGAAAAGGAGCTAGACCTGTATATTTCAAACGATGAACAGAATTTCACAAGAATCTGTCGGAGTACGCCAATCGGAACAGACAGCAGTGCTGAAGCTCAGCATGTTCAAATTGAAATGCGGCAGGCTCGGGTTCCTACAGGATACGGTCTGTACATTCGCATGGGAAGCAACGGTACATCATCAACAGCATATTGCGATCTGAAATTTACCTACCACCTGTATCCGGCAGACCTTTAATGATGTTTTTATTGAGGTGATAAGTGATGAATTTGAGAAAACAAATCCTTACCAACAACGCCTGCTTCAAGGCAGGCAGGACGATAACGCCGAAAGGTATAATGGTTCATTCAACCGGGGCAAACAATCCTTGGTTGAAACGCTATGTAGCACCTGATGATGGCCTGTTGGGTAAAAACCAGTACGGCAATCACTGGAATCAGGACAAACCCGATGGTCGTCAAGTTTGTGTTCATGCTTTTATAGGCAAGCTGGCAGATGGTTCAATTGCAACTTATCAGACATTGCCATGGAACCATCGTGGCTGGCATGCCGGAGGTGCAGCGAATGATACCCATATCGGCTTTGAGATCTGTGAAGATGATTTATCCGATGCGACATATTTTCGTAAGGTATTTTCTGAAGCAGTAGAATTATGCGTGTATCTCTGTAAACTCTATAATCTGACTGAGAAGGACATCATTTGCCACAGTGAGGGATACAAGAAAGGGATTGCATCAAACCATTCCGATGTGATGCATTGGTTCCCACACCACGGCGAAAGCATGGACACCTTCCGTGCGGCAGTTAAGGCTGGATTGGCAGAAAAACCAAAACCAGAAACGCCTACAGGTGACGATAAGAAATACTACCGTGTTCAGGTAGGCGCATTCACATCCAAAGCAAATGCCGAATCATTGCTGAAAAAGCTTAAAGCGGCTGGCTTTGATGGTTTTATAAGATATAACTGAGATAAATTTTATAAGCCCACAGCTACGGTAACTATTCCGAGTTGTGGGCTTTATTTTTTTGCCCTTTTTCATGGGGTTCGAATCACGCTGTTTTTTCGCATATCGGCAGGAGGTAATGCCATATGCAAGTGAAGCAAATTACAGAACTTACGACTACTCATGTTGATGCCAAACGGAAACCGATAGCAGAGGAGAAACTCCAGAGCGAGTATGATTATTATCGCTCACTGAAATTGCTTCGGAAAATGCTCGATGCTGGCTTGATTACGAAGGAGGAATTCGTAAAAATAGACCGCCGAAACCGTCAATCTTTCTCTCCTTTTGGAGTCGAGTTAATGCCCTGAATTGCTTGATAATACAGGGGTTCAGAGGTAATATGTCACATACCCAGGGGGTGAAACATTGAAAAAGGTAAGAAAAATTGAGCCAAATTCAAAAATAATTAAGCCGAAACTACGGGTTGCTGCTTATGCCCGTGTTTCGACTGATAACGATGAACAGCTAATCAGTTTGGAGGCCCAGAAAACTCATTATGAATCCTTTATAAAATCAAATCCGGATTGGGAGTTTGCCGGAATTTATTATGACGAAGGTGTCACAGGTACAAACAAGGAAAATCGTTCAGAGCTTCAACGATTGATAGAAGATTGTGAAAACAGAAGGATTGACTTTATAGTCACCAAATCTATCAGCCGATTTGCCCGCAATACGATAGACTGCTTGGAGCTCATTCGAAAGCTGTCAGACCTTGGGGTGTTCCTCTTTTTTGAGAAGGAAAACATCAATACCCAATCAATGGATGGAGAATTGATGCTGACCATTTTAAGCAGTTTGGCTGAGAACGAATCGATTTCTATCTCACAGAATAATAAATGGTCAATCCAACGTCGTTTCCGAAACGGGACGTTTAAGCTTACATCACCACCATATGGGTATGATTATGATGATGGTGTATTGACTGTAAATGAAGAACAGGCTGCTGTCGTAAGGCGAATATTCTCCGAAGCCTTATCCGGCAAAGGAGCACAGAAAATTGCTGATGACTTGAATGCTGAAGGTATAACACCTAAAAAGGCTGCCTCATGGAAGTCTTCTACTATCCTCGGTATGCTATCCAACGAAAAATATACCGGTGATGTTGTCTTACAAAAAACATATACGGATGACCATTTCAAACGGCATCGTAACAACGGAGAAAAAGACCAGATCATGATCCGTAGGAACCATGAGGCAATTATCAGCCATGAGGAATTTGATGCTGTAAATGAATTGCTAAGGCAGCACGGTGACGAGAAAGGCATAGAAAAAGGAAAAGGTAAATATCAAAAGAGATATCCTTTTTCCGGCAAAATCATATGTTCGGAGTGCGGAAGTCACTTCAAACGCAGGATTCATTCCTATGGTGGAAGTCAATATATTGCTTGGTGTTGTTCAAAGCACATCCATGATATTACAAAGTGTTCAATGCGTTTTATTCGTGAGGATGATATTCATCATGCATTTATTACGATGATCAATAAGCTTATCTTCGGACATGAGTTTATTCTAAAGCCTTTATTAAAGAGTCTGCGGTCTTTTAATTATTCAGAAAACCTGACCGAAATACTGGAGCTTGAGCAAAAGCTGGAGGAAAATATGGAGCGAAGCCGGGTACTGACAAACCTATTAACCAAGGGGTATCTTTCCTCCTCCCTGTTCAGTGAACAAAGCAATGAACTGCGAGCAGAAGCAGCTATGCTAAAGGAGAAGAAAAAAGCGCTTTCTCGTAGTGTGAATAGTGGTATGACCGCTATAACAGAAGTTGAGCAACTTCTTAAGTGGACTTCGAAATCAGACATGATTGATGGATTTGATGAAGCCATATTCAATCGGTATGTAGAAAACATCATCGTTTATTCGCAGGAAGAACTCGGATTCAAGCTAAAATGTGGGCTTACTTTAAAGGAAAGGCTGGTGAGATAGATGGCTCATATACCTTATGGTTATATCATCAAAAATGGAATAGCAGTCGTGGACGATAAGTCTGCGAATCAGGTAAAAGAACTGTTTCGTGCTTATCTATCAGGACTCTCGCTGGCGGACGCCGCCCGACGAGCGGGCATTGAGCGCTGCCATTCTTCGATAGCAAAGATGCTTACCAGCAAGCGATACCTTGGGGATGCCTTTTATCCACCAATTATAGACGAGGATACCTTCAAGCAGGTTGAAGCCGAGAAGATAAAAAGAGCCCGGATGCTTGGACGAATACGGGAGCAGGTAGAACCAAAAAAGTCATTCGCGAAGATGCGTTTCTCGGCGCCTTCCCCTGAAACACTTTATGAAGACCCTTTTACCCAAGCTGAATACGCCTACAGTTTGATAGAAAGCGAGGTGATAGTGGATGGGCAATCTTAAGAATATAACAGTCATACCAGCTCGTGCTCGCATTGGAAATACGGTAACAGCGGAGGATAAGCCTAAACTGCGGGTTGCCGCCTACTGTCGTGTATCTACTGACAGTGAGGAACAGGCCACGAGTTATGAAGCCCAGGTTGAGCATTATACAAACTACATTAAAGGCAACTCTGAGTGGGAGCTTGCAGGTATTTATGCCGATGATGGGATAACAGGAACCAATACAAAAAAGCGAGATGAATTTAACCGAATGATCGAGGACTGTATGGAAGGTAAAATTGACATGGTCATTACCAAATCCATCAGCCGGTTCGCTCGAAATACTCTGGACTGTTTAAAATACATCCGACAGTTAAAAGATAAGAACATCCCAGTATTCTTCGAAAAAGAGAACATAAACTCCATGGATTCAAAGGGCGAGATAATGTTGACTATTATGGCTTCCCTCGCCCAGCAAGAAAGTCAATCCCTGAGCCAGAACGTAAAGCTCGGATTCCAATTTCGATACCAGCAAGGAGAGGTACAGGTTAATCACAATCGTTTCTTGGGATATACCAAAGATGAGAACAAGCGCCTTGTTATTGTTCCGGAAGAAGCCGAGGTTGTTAAGCGGATTTACCGGGAATACCTTGAGGGCGCAAGTCTATTGCAGATTGCACGCGGCCTTGAAGCAGATGGTATCCTAACTGCCGCAAACAAACGAAAATGGCGCCCGGAGACATTAAAGAAAATACTACAAAACGAGAAGTACATCGGTGACGCCCTGCTTCAAAAGACTTATACCGTTGACTTCCTCTCAAAGAAGCGAGTTGTAAACAACGGAATTGTTCCTCAATATTATGTTGAAAACAGCCATGAACCTATTATCCCGCGTGAAATTTTCATGCAGGTGCAGGAGGAGATAGTGCGTAGGGCCAATTTACAAGCTGGAAAAGGCGGCAAAAGGCGAATATATAGCAGCAAGTACGCATTGTCCAGTATTGTGTATTGCGGAGAGTGCGGAGATATTTACCGTCGTGTGCATTGGAACAACAGAGGATGCAAATCCATCGTTTGGAGATGCGTCAGCCGCCTTGAGGAAAAGGGATCTGATTGTTCCTCTCGGACTATTAATGAGACTACCTTACAAGAGGCTGTTGTGAAGGCAATTAATGAAGTTTTAGGAAGTAAAGAAACCTTCCTCACAGTTCTACAAGAGAATATTGCTGCGGTTTTAAATGAGGATAATGATCAGACTATTCAGGAGATAGAAATCAGGCTAAATGAGCTGCAGCAAGAGCTACTTCGACTGGTAAATGCAAAAACGGACTATCAAAAAGTGGCGGATGAGATTTACCGTCTGCGCGAACTCAAGCAGAACATACTGGCCGAGAATGCCGAGCGAGAAGGAAAGCGGGAGCGTATCGCAGAAATGGCAGAGTTTTTGAATGAACAGAAGCAAAACCTTATGGAATACGATGAGCAGCTGGTACGCAGGTTGATTGAGAAAATCACAGTACACGATGATCGACTAGTCATTGAGTTCAAGTCCAGCATGGAAATAAACATAGTAATTTAATAAGGGAAACGAATAGCCGCTAGTTGATGGGTTGAACACCATCGCTCGCGGCTTAATTTTTTATTTTAGTTACCATGTCTAAGAAAGTGACATAAGGTAACTCACAAATTTTTCATAAGATTTCCCACTTTCACATTGACATTTTTCGATTTGACGCATATAATATATCATATCGAAGTTTTTAGATTTGAGGTGATGTTATGGACTACTACTTGGAGAACACCAAAGTGTTTAAAGCGTTGGGAGATCCTAAAAGAGCGATGATCGTAGATATGCTTTCCTGCGGGGAGCTTTGTGCCTGCAATATTCTGGAGAAGTTTGAAATGTCCCAATCCACATTGTCTCATCACATGAAAATCCTGTGTGAATGTGGGATTGTTAAAGCGCGTGAAGAAGGCAAATGGACGTATTACTCGCTGGATGATGATACCATCAGCAAAACAAAACAGTTTTTCTGTGCTATCACATCCGCTAAAGAAAATTGTATTTGCAAAGAAAATTCTAATTGTTGTAAGGGGTGTAATGAAAATGAGTAA